CAATTTCTTTGTTTCTTTTTTCATCTAATATCCATTCGTCTGCAAGTTCTGGGTAATTTGCAAGTATATTTATTATTGCATTCTTCCCTTTCATAAAACACAAAGTGCAATTTCCAAGTATAGATGGCACTTCAAGGTTGTAAGATTTTTTTGACCAATAGTCATTTACGATTGCCTTGTCTATTTGTTTTTCGTATAATGGAAAAGCGTCTGTAACGGTCTTCCACATTTTTTTCCTTCGTTTTACTCTTAATGGTTCATCGTATCTAAATCCAATTAAATTTTCATATTGAGTTATACCTAAACTTCTTAAGTATCTTCTTGCAGTTTTTATTTTTAATTCAACTGTACAAAATCTTTTAAAGTTGTTTGGAATTTGCTTTGTCTTTTCTAATAGATTTCTAAACCCACCTTCATATTGTAATCTAATTATAGGAATGTTTTCATTTGCTTCAAAATCATTAATAAACTTATAAGTTTTAGGGTGTTCCCTGCTTGTATCACAAAATAAAACTAAATCCCCTTCTTTATATTCATGTATGGTCATATAAGCCGAAGTTCTTCCTCCACTAAAATTTATTACTCTTTGCATAATATTAGTTTTTGTACTTTTCAATAATAGCTATCAAATCTCCTTCTGTTAGCTTGTTTATATTTCTTTTTTGTAGCTCCATTTCTTTAACCTCATCTTCCCCAACACAACTAACTAAATAATTTCTAAATCTTCTATATGCTAATCCTTCTGGTTCGTTATGCATATCAGCATTACAATAACAACATCCTGCATGGCAATTAACTTCAGAGAATCTTAAACTATATGTTCCTCGTGAAACAAAATGCATTGTATTAACAATCATATCCCCTTCTTTGTCTTTGTCTTTTATGTTCATTGTTCGCAAACAGCAAACACATTCAATGTTTCCTTGACTATCTGCATCTCTTTTCTTAATAAATTTAGAAAAAAGAATATCAGCTAATTTTAAATAATCGCTTTTGACTTTTGATATTCTATGTAATTTTATTAATGCAGGTTGTTTATTGTTATCTTTTGGGAAATGATGAATATAATAACCTTTATATCCTAAAGTTGGATATTTGTCGCATCCACATTTGCATTTTTTCTGCTTGATTGTTGAATTGTAAGCCATTGTTTAGTGTTAAAACGGAAGTCCATCAGACTTGATAGTTGTATTCTCGTTCTGTAAAGTTAAGTAATGAGTTTTAAATTTCATTGTGTTGCCTATGAATTCCATTGGGATATTCTTTGTACTTCCATGTCTATTTTTTGCTATAGAGCATATTGCTAGATTTTGTACGGGAAATTCTTGGTCTTTAAAATTAACAGGTTCAGTCATATTGTAGTATTCGGGTCTCATTAGAAATAAAATACTGTCTGCATCCTGCTCAATTGCTCCTGACTCTCTAAGGTCACTAAGTTGTGGCATCTTATCAGGTCTTTGCTCTACAGCTCTGTTTAATTGACTTAAAGCAATTACAGGTATCTCTAATTCTTTAGCAATACACTTCAAGCCTCTACTAATATCAGAAACAATCTGCTCCCTGTTTTTCCCCTTCACATCAGTCCCAGACATCAACTGAATATAGTCAACTACGATATACCCAATGTTATGTTTTTTCTTAAGTACAGATGCCTTAGTCCTAATGTCCCTAATGTTCATGCTCGTCTTGTCTTCTATATAAATTTTGCTATTAGTTATTCTTTCTACAGAGTCAATTAATTTCTTTTCTTCATCATCTGTAGTGTAACCATTCCTAATTCTCTCATGTGGAATGCCTGTGTCTATAGAAGCCATCCTTCTAACAAGCTGTACTCCATCCATCTCCAAACTAAAAATGGCACATGGCACTTCCCCAACAACAGAAGTATTATACATAACCGACAAACATAAAGCTGTCTTTCCTGCTCCTGGTCTTGCAGCAATAATTATTAAGTCAGGGGAAACGAGACCGTTAGTTGCCTTGTCTAATTCAAAAATTCCTGTCTTTATACCTAAAATTCCCGTTTGCTTAACTGTACTATGTTGCTCTAAAACCTTAAGACCATAGAATGCAATATCCTTAGACATACCCTTAACTACCTTTTCTTGAGCCTTTGAAATTCTGCTATCCGTAACGCTAATCAAGTCAAACACATCAGTTTCTGACAAATATGCCTTAGTAAATGACTCGTGACAGATGCCTATCATTTCCCTCTTAAGATAATTTTCAGCTAAAATCAAAATATGATTTTCTATGTTCGCAGAACTAACTACTCCGTTGGTTATTTTCATAACCCCATAAGCTCCCCCAACAAGCTCTAAATTATTTTGCCTTTTAAGCTCCTCTGACACCGAAATGATATCAACACCTTGCCCCTTGTCATAAAGTGCCTCTATAGCCTTAAAAACAGCCTTAAAATCCATTTTGTAAAACATATCCTCCCCTAATCTTGACATCGACAAGTTTAAAGCAGAGTTGTCAATCATTAATGCTCCCAAAATTGCTTCTTCAATTTCTAAGGACTGTGGTGGTAAATTTTCAATAACCATTTTTAAAATTTAATTTAACTTTTGTAGAATCAACTGGTTCATTTTTCTTTTTCTTGTCATCTTCAATAGTTTTCCAAGTTGAAATAAATCTATTTGCTAATGGAATAAAATTTGTAATAGCTCCTGTATTTGTAATCCATCCTACAGATTCATATTTTTCATAAAATGATTTAGCCATTTCTTTTGTTCCACCAGACCTTTGGAAAACTTCCCAAACTTCCTCTTTGGTTGGAATATTTGGCTGTCGATTTAAATTTGAATTTTTTGTTACAATATTATTTTTATTATCATTTATTACTAGTGTATTTTCATTTTCCATATGATTGGTCATATGAGCATCAATATGACCTACTTCTTTTTCTTTGTTTTTTTTGTTATTTTTTGTATATTGATTTTTACCAGAACGGTTGTTATTCCTAGATGTTGTAAAGTTTTGCCTCTTAATTTTTTCTTCTTGTAATCTTGGATTATACCATAAACCATTTTCATCTTTTATAAACTTATCTTGTATTTTCTCCCAAATTTGACCAACTACTTGACCTATCATATGTGTGGTCATATGACCTCGATTAAATTGAGTCATTAATAACTCCATATAAGCACCTTTTTCTTCAAAAGTCATGCCCATAGTTCCACCAATCCAATCATTAGGATAAAATAAAAATGCTGGGTCTTTTGCCATAATAAAAAAGTTAAGGGTAATGCCTACTGTTGCTAAAGTACACAACTTGTGCTTATAGAAAAGCAGAGATGATACCAGCAGGCACTACCCAATATTTTAATAAATTGTTTTTATAAATCATTCAAAGTTGGTCTTTAGCACCCCAAAGATAAACAAGATTTTCAAACCACCAAAAATATTTTTTTTAGGAGTAACTAATTACGTTTCCTTCTTTGTCAAAAATTGTGGTTACTGAATAGTATTGGTCGTAGTGGTTTAACACTTTAACTGCTATTTGATTTAAGTCTGATGTCATTTGTATGTAGGTATAAAACTCTTGCTCACTTAGGAGTGGTTTATGTTTTTTGCTGTCAAATTTTTCGAAGTAGTACTTGTAGATTAATGCCATAGTGTTTGTTTTTTTTAAATTAATGTACTCTTGCTTTTTCATTGAGTAGGGGAATTAGTGATTGATAATTTGATTTAAATTTATAAGGTATTGGAAATAGTTTTGCGTATCTCTTTTGGATATAAACGTATATTTTCGTATCAGGTTTGGGAACATATGCCACAACTTCCCCAACACTATTTACCTTCTTTTTAGCCATTCGCAATATTACTAATTATTTTTTATAAAATAATTTTGGTAAATAAAATAATGTAAATTAGATTTGCTACGGATAAAGATTTGATTAAAGTTATACTCCTCTGTATTTCCATACTGGAGGATTTTTTTAAACCTAAAAAAGATTAATGATACAAGTAAACGATTATAGACAGGTTAGTTTTTCTGCATTTCAAAAAGAAATGGATACTCATTTTGATAAATGTGAATTAAAAGATATTGAAATAGCTTTAGCTGTTGGAGTAAAGTCTACAGCTACAGTTAGAAATGCATTTAGAAAAGATGCTCAAGTAGTATCTGATGAAGTGCTAACAAAAATTATGGAAACAATAAAACTTGATGGATTTGTACTATGGAACAACGGAAAACGATATTATTATGTTCGCTAGCATGGGGAGGGGAAGGTGCAGAAAGCGAAGACGAGCTTGATTGGGAAGTTACAACTGACCAAGAATTTTAATTTTTAAAACTATGAAAGATATTTTTTACGATTTAGTATTTCATTATAACATTTATACTGACACATGGAACGCTATTTCAAGAGAAAAATATTCTGAATATTGGAACAATAAAAAAGTTGATGGAGTTATTTCTTCAAAAAAAATAGAGACACTAATAGAGATTATTAATAAAGGTGACGAATTTATAAAATCAATAAAATAAAGTATATGCAAAAGTTTGAGCCGATGGGCAAAAAAATGTTAGTTTGTCCAGTATCTGATGAAAATTATAAGACAACTTCAGGTATTGAGTTAGTTAACTTAGAACTACAAAAAGTAGAAGTAGTAGAAGTTTCAAAGGATTATGAAGATGTTTATAAAGCAGGAGATGTGTTGATGATAAGTAATGGAGGAGGGGTAGGACAAATGTATAATGATAAAAACTGCTTATGGATAGACGCTAGGTCATCACCAGAAGGAGATGTTTGGTTTATTGTAAGGGAAGATGAGAAATGATTATGCAATTCAATACACCTATTCCTGTAGTTGTTAAAGAAGGTAACTGTGAAGGTTATGCGATATATGTTGAAACATCGGGGATGTTTGAGAATGATATTTGGTGTGTTGTTTTGTGTAATAGTGGAATAATAAGGCACTATAGAACTGACCAAATTCTTATGCATTATAATGCAACATTTGATATAAAGAAATGATTAAGTATATAACGTATAAAGAAGATGATGATGAAGGGAAATCGTGGTACTACATATTACAGAAGGACTTCCCCCACATCAAATGTATTTTAAACGGATACCCAACAAGAAACTTTGTACAAGCTATACCGATACTAGGGTATAACATATGGGTTGTTTTTGATGGGACATTAAGGGGAAGTTCTATACCAGGATACAAAGACATAGATGTTGAAATAAGCAATGTAATGCAGGATATGGCTGATTGGTATTACATTAATAGGATATTAAAATTTCCCAAACGATATAGGAAATTGAAGATTGTAATTACGGATAAATAAAGAACGGAAAACAACCCCTGTATTCTCTATACGGGGGGCTTTTATTATCTTTTATATCTTGATTGTAAGGGGAAAGCTGACACATGAGATACAAAATAAAAAAAATATCAATAAAAATATTATATGGGATAGGAGTTTTTGTTTTAAAGTGCCTCCACTTCCCAAACAAAATAAACTAAACTTAAACAACCTAAAAAAGATTAATTATGACATCAATAGAATGGTTAAAAGAAAAATTATTTTATGATTTTGGATTTGCATTTTCAGATAATATATACAAACAAGCCAAAGAAATGCACAAGAAAGAAATGGAACAACTTCCCCAACAAGAAATATCAGATGAAGAAATAGAAAAGTTTGCAGATGAAGAACTTGGAAATATTAGAACTGATTTTGATTTTGGAGTTATTCAAGGAATGAAATGGTATAGAGAACAATTAAAACAAAACCTATAACTTGGCATTAAAATGAGTTTTGCGCCATTTTATAGTAAGTTTAAAAGCTGACAATAAACAATAATTAGTAAACTTATAAACTGACAAAAAAATGATACAAGCTCCAGCAAATAAGATAATAGTATATCCAAAAGCAAAGTATACTAAAAACATTACTGATATAATGAAAAGAGCTGCCATACAAAATGGAGCAACAGTAGACCCATCTGAGGTTGTTAATATTGTTGGGGAAGTGGTGTCAGTTCCCTTACAAATAAGTGATACAAGAGATTATGAGGGGTTTTCCCTTAACAATATAAAAGTAGGAGACACAGCAATATTCTCATACAAGGTAATATATGACCTATTCATGAAGACAGAGCATGAAGAACCTATCTATAGAAACAGAATATGGTACGAAGGAAAAGAGTTGTTCACTTGTGATATAAGAAACTTGTTTGGTATTATTCGTGAAGGGGAAATCACAATGGTCAATGGATATGTGATGCTGACTGAATACGAGAAGAGGCACATCATAGTTCCTGCTGGGATGAAGAAACAAAAGAATGCGACTAGCTCACAGATTATGCATATTGGAGATGCCAAGACTTCCCTAACACCAATAAATGCTAAACAAGGTGATACAGTCTTTTATAATTCTTCTAAGGCAGCACATTATCATATAAACGATAAAAAGTTTGTAATTTTACAGCAAGATAGAATTCTCGGTAGAGACAATGTATAAAATATTCCTCTAAAAAAACTTTTTTTATATGAGGAAACATTAAATTTGATAAAATTTCCTCTAAAATGAATATAAAAGAAGCTGTAGATTATTTAAACTTTTGGATAAGAAAGGAGAGAGGTGCGTTCTACACAATTGAAGAATCTGTTAATATTATTGACATTGCTCAAAACGCATACTTCAATGATATTATGCCTAAATATGCGACTTCCCAAATAGTAAAAGATACGCTTCAGCCATTTAAAGAGACGTTCACATTTTCCCCAACAACAACAACTAACGGAAGAACTACAATCAATGATATAAATTATTATGATTTATTAGATTGCACAATTCAATACATACAAGATGGTAGAGATACCTTTTATTCAATTAAAATGGCTAATGAGGATGAATTAGCCGACAAACTTAATTCTCAAATAAATCCCCCTATACCTACAGCTCCAGTTGCACAAATGTTTACAACAAGAGATGCAAATCAAAATGTACTTTATCAAATACAGCTTTATCCAAGACAAGACATTTATGATGGTTTTATTAATTACATGAGAAGACCAATAAAGCCAATTTATGGATATACGATTGTAGGGGGAAGAAATATTGTTTATAATCCAACATTATATAATCCAGTTACAAATCCAGGAGGTAGTAGGCAATTAGAATGGAGAAATAATGATATAACTATGATATTGTTAAAGGCTTTATTAAGTTTAGGCATAAACTTAAGCGACCAAGAGGTATCTCAATTTGCAGAATTAAAAAATCAACAAAATTATCAAGGAATAAATCATTTATAACAATTAAAATTTAAAAACATGATCCCACCAGTAATCCCACCATCTCCTGCACAAAAAAAAGCTGAGATATACGAAATTATAAAAAAATTTGGAGGTAACAGAGGAGAAGCATTAAGACAATTACCATCATTAGAAGGGCAATTATCTGAATCTGCTGCTATGGAAGCAAAAGGCAAAAGTCCTGAAGAAGAATTTAGAGGCGGAAGAACGCAAGGTAATTTAGCTGCAGGTTTAGCTGAAGCTATACAAGATATTTCTAGTAAAATACAATCTCATCCTGATTTAAATAGTACTAGAGCATTAAAAGATAATTCAAAATTTTTATTGAATAATCCTAAAGTAAGAGCATTAGTAGAACATCCTGAATTTCAAAAAATGTATCCAGACTTTTGGAATAGAATGTCAACATATAATAACATTAGAGACTAATAGTATCTTTTTTATAATAAAAAAGTCTAAATGACAACAATCTATAAATTAGCTGAACAAGCTATTAAATTAATTGAAGGTGGAACTAGGGCTGCTGGCTCTAGTTTAACCTTCAATGAAATAAAACTTGCTTGTGGGCAGGTAATAAATTCATTACTTAAGACTGATTATTTAACAATAAATGCAGCAGTAAGAGAAACTATACCAAATGGCACTACTATTGGGCTTTATGAAGACATTGATGTCACTTCATACAATGGGAAAAGCAAAGCGTCACTTCCCATTAAGCCATTAAAACTTCCTAGAAATATGGGTATTTGGGCAATATATCCTAAGTATGATAGTATGGGAAGCTATGACTTAGACAAAGAATTTATTCCATTACAGATGGGGCAGGGAGCATTAATAAAATCTCAGCCATTAATTAATGATTTGATGGGACAAGTTGGATATGAAAACTTTGGAATGGATGTTATTTTTACAAAAGACCTTAAGACCCTTTTCCCGAACATAAAATTAGCAATGAGATTAGCTATAATGGATATTTCTATGTATGGGGACTACGACCCTCTACCAATACTTCCCGAACAAGAATGGCAAGTAATACAAGAAGTCTACAAGGTATACGCTACTCAGGTTGTACCAGATAAACTTGTTGACCCTACAGTTGAAGAAAGTAAGAACATTCCTACATCACAACAAAAGTCAAGTTAATGCCAAAATTAAAACCACAGTCAAAGTCAACAAAAGGATTAGTAGACGGTATAAAAAATCTTGTTATTAAGAATCAAGAAGTAACGGAAATACCAGAAGATATGCGATATTTATCTGGCGGAAGTTTAAATTTAGGCGAAACTCCAACATTGGAAGAATATAAATTAAGAAAGTCAAGAATAGACCCGCTTGGAATGATATATAACAAAATCGGTTTGTTGGAAAATATTGACAATAATAAAATAACAGGAAGAGACCCAAGAAAAATATTTCCTAATGCTTTTGGATTAAACGAATCAAATAAGGATGCTTTTTTATCTAATAATACAAATATTTCAGAAGAAGATAAAAATTATTTTAAAGATTTAAAAAATAAATTTGACAATAGTGAAGAATTTAAAGCTATGCAGGATTTGGCTAAAAAAAGAGGTGAAAAAATTCCGCAATCAACAGATACGGATTCATTTCAGGAATATTTAGAAAACATGGCTCAGCAAGATTTAAATAAATATATGAAAATATATAAAGGAATTAGCCCTAAAGCTATTGTTGGTAATGTATTGTATAAATAATAAAAATTAATAAAAAACAAGTTAATTAAATGAAATTAGCAACATTAGATACAATAGTACGCAGGGGATTGATTGAGTCAGGTCTTCCCATGCACTATTATTTAGAATATATGATTCATGGTGCAACTTGTCTTAGAGAACTATCTTTTGATACTCTAAAAATAGTTAACACAGTACATCTACCAGTAAATGATTACGGAGCTGTTGACTTGCCTGAAGACTTTGTTGATGATGTATCAATGGGATTTTATGCATCAGGTGTTTTACAACCTTTGCCACATATAAATTCAATAAGCCCACTAAGAAGCATTAATCAAGAAGGTCAGTTTACACATCCAACAATTCCTACAAATTATACAACCCCAACAAATGTAAACCAAGTTAATAGTGGGAATGATTTGTTTCTAGGTGGTTTGGGAATTTTTTGGTTTTGGAATGTATCTGACTTTGGCGAGCCAACGGGTAGATTTTTCGGAGCTACGGGTGGTACTTCAATAGGGTATAAGGTAGTAAAAGAAAGAAGACAAATACAATTATCTGTTGGGTTTGAAAGAAAAAGTGTGGTATTGCAATACATATCTGATGGTCAAAGTATAGACAATGCAAGTCAGATAGATACTCAAGCTATACAATGTATAAGAGCTTGGCAAGAATGGAAAAGAACTCCAGGAGCTAACAATGATTATTCAGCAGAAGCTATTTCATTTTATAATAGAAAAAAACAACTAAGGTCAAGACTAAGTGGTCTTACGTTGGTTGACATTAAGAATACGCTGCGTAATGGATTTACAGCAGCAGTTAAAAACTAATATAATATGCCTGTATTTAAAGGTCAGGGAAAAAATGACATATATTCTCCTTATTACAACATACCTAGTAAAATAATATCATTTTATATAGTACCAGTAAATCCTGGCGATAACCCAAAAGTTACTGTATTCATTGAAGATATTGACAATGTAAATGTACCTATTACTGCGAGAGAATTTACTTTAAAGACAGGGCAAGCATATGTAAGAGATACTATTACTAAGGTTAATAAAAACGAAAGAATACATATAGTTTCAACATTAAAAATAGATTATTATTTTTCAATAGAATAAAATGCCAGCATCAAGAAAAGAACTCAATAATGGTAAGTATATAGATGACCAAATGGGTAATGGCGTTCCTGAAGGTGGAACTACAGGGCAAGTATTAGCCAAGGCATCTAATGCTGACTATGATACGCAATGGGTTACTGGTGGAGGTGGGGGAAGTGGTACTGTGACATCAATAGCCACAACTTCCCCAATAACAGGAGGAACAATTACAACTACAGGCACTATTGGCATTTCCCAAGCAACAACATCTACAGATGGTTATTTATCAAGTAATGATTGGAATACATTTAATGGCAAGTTTAATCTACCATCTTTAACAGCAGGTTCAGTATTGTTTTCAAATGGTACTACTATTGCTCAAGACAATGCTAACTTCTTTTGGGATGATACTAATAATAGACTTGGTATAGGTACAGCTACTCCAGCTAGACCATTAGATGTTATAGGGCAAATAGCAGCAACAGGAAATGTGTATGCTCCTAATTTTTATACACCTAATGCAGGACTAGAAAATGAAGCTGTGGGAGGTGGTGCATCTTATTTTAAGGTTTATACCAATATAGATAATAGACCTGTATATTTAGCTTCTAACAATAATAATATATTAGCAGTAAATAGTTATGCCGCTAATAGTTATAAAGGCGTGGGAATTTCTGATGGAGGAAGCCCTGCCGCTATAATTAATAATTCATCTATATTGTTAGGATTAGACTCTACAACTAGAGGATTCCTACTTCCAAGTTTAACTACAACACAAAGAAATGCTATAGCAACTCCATCTACAGGACTACAAGTTTATAATAATACAACAAATAAAATTAGTTATTATGATGGGAGTTCATGGATAGAACTTGGTTCGGGAAGTGGTACTGTAACATCAATAGCAACAGCAGGTCTTATATCAGGAGGAACTATAACAGGGACAGGTACTATTAGTACGTCTATGTCTACAAGTAAACTTGTAGGTAGATATTCTAGTGGTACAGGTGTGATGGAAGAAATAAGTGTGGGAAGTGGTCTTACACTAACAGGAGCAGGAATACTTAACAATACAGCCACCCCTACACCATTAGGATATTATGGAGCTTTCTCTGATGTAACAGACCAATTTGCTACTGTTATAAACACAGGATACCCAATGCTATTAGGAGTGACTGATTTATCTAATCAAGTTACAGTAGTTAGTGGTTCAAGAGTTACAATAGCTAATACAGGAATATATAACATTCAATGGTCAGCACAATTTAGAAATCCAACAGCAGCAGAACATGATGTTACTATATGGCTTAGAAAGAATGGTGTTGATGTTGCAGGTTCAGCAGGTGTTGTATCAGTTCCTAAGAAACATGGTTCTCTTGATGGACATGTGTTGCCATCTTGGAACTTTTTATTAGACCCTATTGCAGGAGATTATTATGAGTTTGTTTGGAGTACAACAGATACATCTGTATTTATTTCATTTGAACCTGCAGGCTCTCCTCCACCATCTACTGCTTCTGTAGTGCTTACTGTAACACAACAGAGTGGTATAATGGCAGGGACAGGCATAACTGCTATTAACTCTCTTACAGGAGCTGTACAAACATTAGGTGTGGGAACTAGTGGTACTGACTTTGCGATAGTGTCAAGTGGAACTTCCCATACATTCAATTTACCTAATGCATCTGCATCTAATAGAGGTGCATTGCTTTCAGCAGATTGGACTACATTTAATAATAAACAAAATGCTTTAACTAATCCTGTTACAGGCACAGGAACAAACAATGAATTAGCTTATTTTAATACAACAGGCAGTACCATATCTTCCCTAACAACAGCTACATATCCTTCATTAACTGAATTAAGTTATGTAAAGGGAACTACTAGTGCAATACAAACACAATTAGGAGCAAAGCAAGACCTCTCTCTTTCAGCATACACCGTAAGAGCAAATAATACAAATGCCACAGCGAATGCTACAGACCAAACATTTAAAGACTTTACAACTGCAACCTATTCAGGAAGTGCTACATGGACAGGAACAACTCCTCCAAGTGGAGCATTTACACATACATTTAGATGGACACAATTAGGCAAACTAGTTACTGTTAATGTTCAATTGATTTATGCAACTACAGGAAGTGCTTTAACTGCTGTAGTAATGGATTTACCTTCAGCATGCCCTACACCTTTAACTCCAACAGGGATAAGTGGTAATAGCAGAATATTATATTATGGAAGTGGCAACTTTACAGGTAATGGATTGATAGGAGCTACTGCTTCAAGAGCAGGACTTACTATAAATGCTACAAGTACAGGATATTCATTACAAATAATATCAGGTTCTGGCTCACCAAACTCAGCATCAATAACCGTTCAATATTATACAGCTTAATATGCAATACATAAGATTTATAAATAGCAGTAGATTAGAAGACCATGCATATACTATTGTCAAGACAGACAATTGGACTTTACCATTATCAGAACATCCATCAATAGTTGAGCATCCTGATTTATTTGAAATTGTAGATGAGGATATACCCGAATATCCTGATTATTTAATTTATACAGGATAGTTATATAATTTTGTATCTTTGAAATATATTTAATAACCAATAAAAAATCAAAAAAAATGGAAACAAAAGGACTTTTATTAGACGAAAAATCATTACAAGAAATTAGTAGCTTTTTACAAGAGTTACCATTAAAACATGGACTTCCCCTACTTAATTACCTAAATTTAAAAATTAAAGAACAAGGTATTAATAATGTTGGGGAAGAAGTGAAATCTGAAGAATAAAAGTTGTAATTTTAAATACAATTTATTATAATGGTATTATCGGATTTAATATTAAAGAAAGGGGAAATCATGTTAACTCAAACCTTAATAGAAGGGACTGTGCTTGATAATTCTCCTTTTTTATATGGTATTGTGCAAAGAGTAAGCGACTTAAGCGATATGTATGCACTAGATGATTATGTAATGTTTGATGCAGGTACAGCAACTAAGTTTAGCCTTGATGGCGAATACTATTATCTAACTACAGAAGACAATGTTTATTTGACATTTATAATTTAGAACTTCCCAAACAATATGAGACAAGCAGACAAAAAATATTTCGGAGATGTACAACAAGGAAGATTAAATGCTGATGATTCTCCATTTGTAGTGGGAACTAATGAATGGGTAAATGCAGAAAACATTAGAACAGGTAGTACCGATAAAGGATTTACAGGAGTAGTTGAGAGTGTTGGGGGAAATGCAGAACTTCCCGAACCTCCATCAGCACAAATATATTATTTCAATGTTGACTTTTCACCAGTAGGAGGGTACTTTCAATTAGGCACAACGCCATCTACATCCCCTGATGGCGCTACGGGTATAACAAGCACTAATAGCCTTAATTATTTGACTGACATAGGGATTCCTGGTGTTACAGGTATTGATGCAGGTAGTTGGTTCATAAATTGCCAATTACTTAATAGCGGTTCTACTACTACCCCAACAGTAAAAGCAGAGATTCAAATTTATCCATTATCAGGCATTCCTATAACTATAGCTACAACAAATACAGTATCTGTAATAGGTAGCGTAGGCTTTGTGGCATATAATTTACAGGCATCAATTCCCCAACAAACATTATTACCAACAGATAGAATAGCAATAAAGTTTATAGGTGCAAATATTTCAACGGGTGCTGGTGTATCTTTTAACACTCAAAATATATCATCTCCAAATTATTACGCTATACTTACAACAAACATAGGTACATTAAATCCTACCTATGATTATATTACAATAGGCTCAGTAGAAGATACAGAAAATAAAAGAATATTTTATTTTAATTACGATGCATCCCCAAATAGATTAGACAGAATTGTTTGCTATTATACAGAAACAAACAAACAATACAATGTATTATTATCATCTCAAGTTCAAGGAGGACTAAATTTCAGCAAAGACTCTTTAATACATGGTGCTAGAGTGTCTAATAAAAATATATTATCATTTCCAGATGGCATTAACAATGAGCCTAGAAAAATAAATATAGATTCTGGGATAAAGGCTAATGATTTATCTTACATTACAGACACGCAGCCATACATATTCCCATTAGATTTTTCTCAAATAACATTAATAAAACCACCACCAACATATTCGCCTAGTATAAATAAGATATTTGGCGATGGGACTACAAATTTTATACAATATCAATCTTTTGAATTTGCTTATCAGTTTAAATATTATGATAACGAAATAACAGTACCTAGTACATATAGCATAGGTAGTAGATTAAACTCTAAAAATCCTACACAGGATTTTAATGCTATTTTAGTACAAATGTCTTATATGCAAAACATACCAAGTACGGTAATACAAGTTAATTTAATAGTAAGAATTAGTGATGGGAATCCTTTAGGTGGAACAACTGCATTTATAGTAAAAACATGGGATAAATCAAATAATGCACAAAATCAAGAAATTAATAATCATAATGGAGGATTATTTCAACTACAATATACTTACTATAACAATATAACAGGAGAACCTATAGCATCTGATGATGTACTAAGACCTTTTGATAACGTTCCCATATTTTCCCAAACACACGAAGTATCAAAAAGTAGATATTTTTTAGGGAATAATATAGTTGGATATGATACTCCAAAAGAAACTTCTTTAAATTGTAAATTAGGGACTAGATTAGTATTGGATTCATTGATAGTATCATTACCAACAACAGCTATAAAAGTTGGATACTTTCGAGAACATGGGAATAATTGGTCTGTTTGCTCTTTTTATGTTTTTATTAATGGGCTTGGGGGAAATCAGCAAGGGTGGTATGTGATTAATGGGACAGATAACTATGACCCTGGTACAGCAAATGCAAATAGCCCACTATCTATTCCTAGTCCTACTATTACTTATGATAGTGTAACATTTGTATCTGCGTCATGGGCAGATGCAGCTAACTTTATGTTGAGTAGGTTTGGTCAAACTGGTTGGAATATAAATGATAGAGGATTTAATAGCACAGTCCCATTTACTGGATTTTCTGATAAAAATTATTCAGTACTAGCTCAAAAATCAACTTACAAATTAGGCATCGTTTTTTACGATTACGCAATGAGAAAATGTGGGGTATGTAATATAAATAATAATCAACAACCTTACAATGTATTTTCACAGGCTGCATCCGTAATATCTAATACTACATTTTTAAATTTCACTTCGAATACTTTAATATATTTAAAATTTAATACTGTAACATTAGATGATATAATAGCAGGTGACAATATAACAATAAGTGGTTCTACTGGATTTAATGGGACTTATATTGTAGGCTCTATTTTATTAAAAAATATAAACACTACATCAAACTATACAGAATATAAATTAAATATATCTTCACTGGATGTGCCTACAGCAGCAAACACATCTGGGACTGTTGTATTAAGTAGAATTGCTGGGCTTAGTATAAATACACCTGTAAGAGATTATAATTATACATCTGCTTATGGTAAAATAAATTGGGATTTAAATAATACAAATGCTTTAACTGAAATACCAGAATGGGCTTATTATTATTCAGTAGTAAAGACTTTAAATTTAAGGACAAGATTATTTTTAGAGTCTGTGTCTGCATCTGCATTTTATATTACTAAAAAAAGCACAGGCGAGTTTGAATATACAAATAAATTTTATTTACAAGCTGGTTTAGGTATAGCAATAGATGTATCTCTACTAGCTTATGCTGGGTTAGGGTATACTTTTTCTGAAGGGGATGTATGTATTTTATTAGATAATAGTGGCAACATTTACGAATTGCCTGTAATTGGACAGAATGGTAACTATATTCATTTGAGAAATACTAATATAGGTACATTGAAAAATGTAAAATTTGCATTTCAAATATACACACCATATAAAACATCAGAACAAGAACCATATTATGAGTTTAGTCAAACATATGGAATATCTAATCCGAAAACTTTGTTAAGGTCATATTCTATAACAAGTGGTGTTATATTATCAGATTCGTTTGTACTTCAAAGGAATGTGCCTGCTCCTATAGCTACTTATTTTGCAAATACAATGTCCCCAAATGATTTGTATTGGAAAAGATGGGATTCGGATGCAGGCAAGCCTAATATAGTTACTACATTAGGTCAAGTAGATAAAAATACAAATATAACATGGAGTGATACATATATATCAGGGACTCAAATAAATGGCTCGAGTACTTTTAGGTTAGGTTCAGAATCATTTGTATCTGATGATTGTGGTTCAATAACGAAATTACAATTAACATCTAAGGTACAAGACCAAGGTCAGGGAAGTGTTATGTTAGCGTTGTGTAACTCTGAGATTAACTCTATGTATCTTGGGGAAACGCAGATAACGGATTCTACAGGCAAAACGCAGTTCTTTAGTGCAAGCACAGGGGTTATTAGTACAATTAATATATTGAAGGGAAATTATGGTTGCATAAGCCCAGAGTCAGTAGTGCAATATCGTGGCAAGGTTTACTTTGTTGACCTATCAAATGGTAGAGTTGTTCAATATTCAGATAATGGATTAGATGCGATATCTAATGTTAAGATGTCAAGGTTTTGGAAGAATTGGGCATATAAATATCAAAGTTTAAGCAAGGCAGAAATTGAAGCATTTGGGGATAGACCTTACATATTTTCTATTGTAGATTCAGGGCATGATGAACTTTTGATATCACTTCCCAAACTTTCCGATGACCCACCTAAAGGTTATCTACCTGACTATCCAAGTACAGTATATCCATTTGATGCATTAGACTATCAAGGTAAGACTATGGTTTTTTGTTTGGGAACTGCTGCTCAATTATATCCTCATTGGCAAGGATCATTTACATTCACAACAGAAAACTTTGTATCTCTACAAAATAGATTATTTTCATTTAAAGGAGGCAGAATTTTTGAACATAATCAAGATGCTCAGAATAGATTTTATGGTGCGTATTCCCCTTCATCAATAATGTTCACATCAAATATATTAACACAAGTACCCAAAGTTTATGATAATTTTGCTGTAGAAAGTAATTTAGTGCCAAGTTTTGTGTATTTTTATAATAATTATCCATATATTCAGACGTCTGACTTGGATGATACAAGTTTTGTAAATTTAGAGGGGATTTGGTACGCAAATATTCTAAGAAATAAAATAGTTCCAACAGCAACAGGATTTACAACTAATGGACTATTAACAGCAGAGGTAATGAGGAATACGAATATGTATGTGCAAGCCACGTTTTCCCCAACAACAGAACCTTTAGAACTTAGATTAATACAACTTGGTACATCTATAAGTAAGGGACACATAATAACCTAAAGCATGGAAGAAAACAAAGAGCTTGAACAAATTGAAGAAAAAACAAAGGATGAGAAGATTGATGAGTTAGAGTCGTTTATGGCTAATAATTTTGAAATTATAAACTGTCCTTTAAATCACAGGTTTACAGAGGGTCTTTATGTTAGGGAAATATTCATGCCAGCAGGCTCTTTAATAACAAGTAAAATACACAAGACACAACATCAGTATTTTATATTAAAAGGAGCTGTTTCAGTTT